AAGCCTCAGTCGAATCGTTCAACTCATCGCTGTCGACGGCGAAAGATCTGATGGGTCGGGCGGCTGGCGCGGCGGCGACTCTTGTTGCGGGGATCACTGCGGTCGCTGCTGCGACGTGGCTCGCGGTTGGCGCGACAAGCGACCATGCTGAAATGCTGAAGCAACAGGCGGAAGCACTGGGGATTTCGACTGACGAGCTCCAGGAACTTCGGCACGTCTTCGACCAGTTCCCACCGACGGCTGAGGGGACCATGAAGATCCTCAACAAGTTGAATTTGTCTCTCTCCGATCTGAGGAAAGGTTCTGCGACGGCGGCTGAAGGTTGGGGCGCGCTTGGTCTCAAAGCATCGGAGTTTGAAGGGCTCGGGCTGCCTGAGGCTCTCGGGAAGCTCGCCGATGGGTTCGCAACGGCGGGCGACAAGCAAAAGCGGCTCGCGGCATTGAATCGCATCTTCGGCGACGATCTGGCGGCGGGCCTAGCACCGGCGCTGGAAAACGGTTCAGCGGGTATCGACGAGCTTCGGCGGGCGGCTCAAGAGCTGAGCTTGGTGCTCGACGTCGATACCATTGACACCCTGAACCGTGTCAAGGGGCAGATGCAAGCCGTTCGCGGGGTCGTGAAGAACCTCGCGTATCGAATGGGCGCGGCGCTGGCGCCTGCGATCGACAACATGACTGAGTCGTTCCTGCGGTGGTATCGGGCTAACTCTGCCTGGATCAAGCTACGATTTGATAAGGCGGCGAAGACGATTCAGGCGGTATTCAAGCGCATCTCGGGATACTTCGACGACGCCGATCGATGGGTTCGCGACACGCTGGGCGGCTGGGAGGAAGCTTTCACGATGGTCGGAAAGGCGATCGTCGCGGTGGGCATTCCTGCGCTACTGGCTGCGATCACGATCGGCGCGATCGCGGCGGGCGCGGCGCTGGCTCCGGTCATCATGTCGATCGGCGCTCCGTTCCTGATCATCGCGGGCGTCGTCGGCGCGGCTGCGTTGGCGCTCTCTGGCCTGATCGTCATCGGCGAAGACTTGCATCAGTGGCTGAACGGCGGCGACTCGGTCTTCGGCCGTTACCTCTCCTGGCTCGGCATCAACGAGGAAGCGCTCAAGGCTGTCAAGTCGGCGCTAAGTGCTGGCCGCGACGCGGTCGTCGCAATGATCGACGTCATCGATGCCGGGCTGGCTCCGTTGGGTGGCATGAGTGGAGCACTGAAGCTCGTTGCTGCTGGCGCGCTTGAACTCTGGCGTCAGCTATGGGGCGCGTTTGGCGGAAAGGTGATGGTACCTGCGGTGAATGCGCTTGCGGGCGCGCTCGAGGGGCTAGAGTCGACGCTAGAGTCGATCGCGGGCTGGCTGCGCGCGTTCCCGTCGATGACGGGCCGCTGGGCGGAAGCTCTTCGCGGGGTTGGGTCGTTGTTCGGCATGGTCGGCGATCAAGATCCGAATCCGCTCAGCGGTGCTCGGCTCGCGGGAAGCTTGGCAACATCGGCGGGCAACATGGTTCAGCGGGCGGGCGACGTCGTGAACGTCGGCGACGTGTCGGTCGCGGTGACGAATCCGGGTGCGACGGCGGCGGAGATCGGCGCGGCGGTTCGCGGCGCGCTCGCTGATAAGTTCAAGCTGGCTCGACAAGCTGCGCTCGGGGGCACCGAATGAGCATTTTTCTGACTCAGACACTGGTTCCGGTCAACACGGTTTGGTTTGACACCTTCGAGAACTGGACGGTGAACAGTCCGAAGACGCTGACGAAGCATCCGGTGGTTCCATCGCCTGAAGTGACGGATCACGCGCAGTCTCACAACGTGACCTTGAGCTTCCGGGGGTATGTCGGCACACCGGCGGGCGTCGCGCCTGGCGTCGGGCCTGAGCGCATGCGGCTGTTCCTCGACACGATCGGAACGTCGCTCGTCACGATCGCGAGTCCCTTCGGCATCTTTGCGAACATGGTGATCGTCTCGGCGCCGAACTCCGAGCGAACGGGGTCGATGGTCGTCGATATCCAAGCGGAACAGATTCGAATAGCTTCGATCGCTGAAGTCCCGATTCCGCCACGAATGCCAAACCCAGCGGCGGCGGCGCAACAAGCCTCGACGGCGGACGCTGGCGCGGCTTCGGCGTCTTCGACGGCGGGCGCGGGCGCTTCGCTCGCCAGTCAAGCGACCGACGCTCTTTCTTCGCTGTTTGGGGGCTAGAATGTCGAGATCTCTCCAGATGTTCCCTGAGTCGCCTCAGACCGAATACGACTCCGACATCAGCGGAACGGCGGTGCGGCTCACAGTGAAGTGGCTCGAACGGCCGGCGGGCTGGTACCTCGACGTCGCGCTTCCTGACGGGACGGCCGTCGTCAAGGGTCGTCGCCTCTCTGCGAAGCGGACTCCACTCGAAGGCCTGCGGATCCTTCACGTCGTCGGCGACTCCGAAGTTCTGCTTCCGATCGGCGGCGCGACGGGCGAGGCGGGTCGGCTTCAGCCTTCGACGCCGTTTCTTCTCGAGCGGCCTCCGACGACACTTCCGGATCTGGGATTGTCGGTCGTGGCGATCACGGAATGAGGCCATACGGGCGAGTGGTGACAGCGGCGATCGGGCAAGCGGGCGCGAACGGCGCGGCCTTGCTTGGGTTCCGAACGGCGTTCGACATCGCATACTCGGGCACATCATCGCCGGGAACGGGGAAGATCAGAGTCTGGAACGTGCCTGCGACGATCGTGACGGCGGCGCTCGCGGGTCCGCTTCCGTCGGTCATGCTGACGGCGGGGCATCTCGACGCGAGCTCGGGTTTACCCCTTCCGGCGCTGCCTCTGTTCTTCGGCGACGTGACGGACTACAGGATCAGTCCGAACGGAGTCGACACCGTGCTCGAGATCGACGGGTTGACGGCGGGCTTCGCTTGGCAAAGAGCGCGGTTCGTGTTCACGTCGACGGCTAGTTCGGCCTATTCTGCGCTGATTCCGCTCGCTGTGACAATGGCGGGCTTGGTTCTGCGGAACATGACACCGGGGCGCGACGTTCCGCTTCCTTTGGGCGCCTATGTCGACGAGCCGTTTCGTTCGTTCATGAATCGGGCGGCGGCTGCGACCGGGTCTCGGTGGCAGGTGGTCGACGGAAAGTTCGTCGACGTCTGGCCTTCGACGCTACCCAATGCGGCGGCGTTCTCGGCGGTCTTCGACCCAGCGAATACGATCGGGCAACCTGCCGTAAAGAAGAAGCAAGTCGAGGTGCGAGGGCTTCTTAACGGGAAGCTGCGACCGGGCTCATCGTTCACGGTCGTCGGGCTGGTCGGCGCGGGAACGTACGTCGCGACCGATGTGAAGTTCATCGGCGACTCAGGCTTCGATAACGCCTTCTATGTCGACGTGATCGGCACCATACCGGGCGCTTAGCGTCACGAGGCTAGGGTGATGGGGCGAATCTTTCCTGGCGTGATACGATTGCTCATGCCGGATTCCTCAGCGCCAGAACTCGAAGACGTCATCGAGTCTTTCGTCGAACGTGGCATCGCTCGACTTCATGCGGCGATCCCTGCGGTCGTGACGGTTTACGATCCAGCGACTCAGCGTGCGCAGTGTCAACCGGTGCTCCTGAAACGCATTGTCGAACCTGCGACGGGCGTTGAGATCCCTTCGCCGAATCCATCGCCATCGACGCCGTTCCTGCCGGTGCAATGGCCATCTGGCGGGCGCGCTGGCGGTCCTGCCTCGCCTCCGACTTGGGGGCTCACCGGGCCGCTGAATCCGGGCGATCCGGTGACGTTGCTTGTACGCTCGCGCTCTTGCGACGAATGGCAATCGGCGGGCGTTCCGGTCGTGTTCCCTACGGATCCTCGAAGCTGGGCGATTCAAGATGCGGTCGTGTTGCCTGGGCATGCTGCGCTAACGGGCGCGCTGCCTGCAACCGCGGTCGACCCTGTGTCAATGGTGCTGTTCGGAACGCCTGCCTCGCCGGTCAAGCTCGGGACGAATATCGCGGTCGACGGGGTGCTCAAGGGTACGGCGTTCCTTGCTGCGCTGAAGGTCTGGCTTGACGTGGTCGCGGTCGCGACAACGACCGTCGGCACAGCACCACAGAACGCGGCGGCGCTCGCTGCGATTCGCATCGCGACGACTGCGCTCCTGGCCTCGATTGGAACGCCTGGCGCGTCGCCGCTTGAAAGCCTGACGGCGAAGGTCTCGGCATGAGTGCAACCGCTCCAGCGTTGGAACTCACCCCTTCGGGCGACGTGGTGTTTCCGACTCGCTGGGTCTCGGAACGGTCGGCGGCGGTCGTCCAGAAGTCGACCGTGCGCCTGAAGACGTTCGTCGGTGAATACGTGCTCGACAGGTTCAAGGGGATCGACTGGCTCACTCTCCGTGATGGGAAGCTCACAGAGCCTCGACTTCAGACAATTCGGTCGGTCATCGTTGCGGAGATCGAAGATCTTGACGGTGTAAAGGTCCTCAGCTCGTCGGTCGTTCAAGATGGGCGCTCGGTGTCGGTGTCGGTTACCGCGGTGATCGAGACGGCGGGCGACGAAGCTGAAACCGTGACGGCGATCTTCGGGCTCGGCGGCGGTGTTGCCGATCCGCTCAGTCTTCGTCGCCTGATTCTTGGGGGTGCTCGTGGCGCTTGACTCGACCGGATTCTCTGCGCTGCGGGGGGTCGACTTGTTGGATGAGCTTCGGGCCGACTTCGAGTCGCGGTCTGGCCTGATTCCCGACTGGGAGCGCGACACGTTCCTCGGGCCGATGACGGCGGCGGTGTCTACCCAGCTTGGGAACCTCGCGAGCCAAGTTCAGGCGATCTATGATGCTCGAGATCCGGAGAATGCGACGGGCGTGTCGCTCTCGAACATCGCTCGGCTGTCTGGCCTCACTCCTATAGATGCGACCTATTCGACCTTCGAGGGTGCAATAGAGGGCGACGTCGGAAAGGTCATCAACGCGGATCAAATCCGGGTGAGGGTCGACGGTTATGACTGGGTCCTGGCTGACGATGTGACGGTCGGCGCGCTTGGCGTGGTTGTTGGTACCTTCCGATGCGTCAGCAACGGGCCAAGGCTGGCAACGTTTGGAAACTTCGACGGGGCTGGCCTGACTATTGAAACCCCAATGTATGGGCTCGACGACGTGACGGTCGGCGACTTGACGATCGGGCGCGACGTCGAATCCGACGCCGATCTTTACGTTCGATGGCGTCAATCTCTACAGGTTCGCGGGTCACGGTCGACGGCGGCGATCAGAGCTCGGATCCTCGACGACTTTCCTACGGTGACGGGCTGCATTGTTCTCGAGAACGACCAGCCAACGACTGAGATCGTCGAAGGCTTGACGCTCATCGGTCCGGTGGTCGCGGTGGTTGTCGACCCAGCGCAAGAACCGAAGGTCGCCGCGACGCTCGCTGAGACGTTGTACGGGCTTGTGCCGGTCGGCGTTCGAACGCACGGATCGACGGCATACAGCATTTCGGGCACGGGCTCGAGCGCGAAGATCATCCGCTGGACGTACGGCGACGAGATCAACGCGACGTTGTCGATCACGATCCGAATTGAGCCAACGACGCCGGGCAAGCTTGCTCCACCATCATTCGCGGAAGCTGCCTCGAACATCGAAGACGCGATCGAAGCCTTCCGGCTGACGCTCGGGCTCGGCGATGACGTGACGGTTCTCGATCTTCAGGCGATCGCCGCTGACGTCGAAGGCGTGCGCTCGGTCACTGCGGTCGCTCTCGCCTCGGATCCGGTCGATGCTTCGAAGATCGACGCAGATGGGAACTTGTATCTGACGGCGGCTGAGCGGGTCGGCGCGTTGGTCGTTACCGTCGTGGAAGCCTGATGGATCCAGTCGTCGATCATAGAGACAGGCTTCGCGGGTTCCTGATGAGCCAGTTCCGGGGAACGGTCGTCGACGCGCTAGTCGGCTCCATCGGCGCGAAGCTCCAGGAGGTCGAAGACGACCACTTCGACCTCTGGCTTTCGTCTCAGCTTCAGGTTGCGGGCGGGCCGCTGCTGAACCAATGGGGAAAGATGGTCGGCGAAGCTCGCGGTGGGCTCGACGACGACGACTATCGGGTCTTCATCTACGCTCGAATCTTGCTGAACCTGACGGACTCGAACGCGGTCGATGTGCAGAGCATCGCGGAGCTCGTGACGGCTCCGAGTGAGGTTCGCATCTACCCCTATCTGAGCTTCGGCTATCAGGTGGTCATTGTGCGGGATGAGTTCATGGGGGCTCGACGAGCTGCGAGGGTTGCGAGGTTCCTTCGGGCATGCAAACCTGGCGGGCTTCCGATCGACATCACAGAACAGAGGCCGGGCGACTTCGGGTTTCTGGGTTATGGTCTGGGCTTCGGGGCTGGCCTGTTGTCGCGAGCGCTGTAAGGGGGCAAGATGGCTGAGCGTCCGAACGAGCTTCCAATCTGGGCGGAAAACGGCGGTGCTGACGTCACGACACCGTCGCTATCGAAGCGCAACACGGGTTGGTTTATCGATGAATCACCGGCTGCTGACTTCGTGAACTGGCTCAGTCGCTCGGTCGGAAAGTGGGTGCATCACATCGGGTCGCACGTCTCGACGTTCGACACGTTGCTCGACGCTTGTGATCCTACAGGCGAGTTCCCGATCGTTGTCGGCGAAACATGCTTCATTGACGAAGGCTACAACGCTCGGCGCTTGCTTCAACCGCTGAACGCATACGATCCTGAAGTCTTCGGTACTTCGGCGAAGTCTGTCCGCTCGATCTGCTCAGACGGTCGGTATCTTTACATCGTTTCAGCGTCGAACACGAACGGGAATGCGGCGATCATTCGCCGCATTTTGAGGGAAGACGGGTCGGTCGATGGGTCATGGTCGGTGACGACGTCGGCGGTCATGACGAACGGCGGCGGCGTTGTCTGGGATCTCTGGACCGATGGCGTAGTTCTTGCCTTCGCGTCTTCGGCGGCTGTTGAGGTGTTCAACGTGGTTGCGGGCGGCGTTGCGATCTGGTCGAAGGCCTACACGTCAAGCATTCGACGACGGGTCACGGTCGACCCAGACCGGGTATACGTGACAGATGGCGATGATCTGATCGCGTACACTCGCACGAACGGTACACTTGAGTGGACCTTCGACCATGGTGCGACGGTTTGGGCGGCGGTCTCTGATGGGTCGTGGGTGTTTCTATTCGGTGCGACGTCGGCGCATGCGTCTTTGTCCGACCTCAGAAAGCTGACAGCCAGCACGGGCGACTCAGCGACGGTCGAAGGCGGAACGGCGGTCGGAACGTCGAACGAGTGGGATTTTGCCTTTTCGACTTCGCCGGTAGCGGGCGGCGATCTTCGACTCGGGCGCGATGGCGAGCTTTTTTTGTCCTATGACCCAGTGGGCGCGGGCGATGACAAGGTGATCTCGAGACGAAGCAGCAACGACGGGTCAGAGGTTTGGACAAGCGTCGGCGGCGCGGTGGGTCTCTTTGATCTCGCCTTCCGGTTCTGCGTCGATGATAATTGGATCTGGGGAATGGCAGTTTCGAGCGGTGGCACTACGGTCGCACTGTCTTACGGCGGCGTAGCGTCTGACGCTCCAATTCAAGTTTCGACGTCGCCGATCCGGATCTACGGCGGCATGCACATTCCCTGCTCAGATGGTTCTTTTGTCTGGTCGGCTGCGGGCGTGATCGACTCGGGTTTTTCGACGGTAGCGACGCTCAGTAGGTGGTCGCGGGGGTCAACGGTTCGCCATTGGCGTCGCGTCGATCCTGCGGCTCGCGTGACATTGCCACTTCAGCAGCTGATCATTCCAGCGTAACGGACGGAGGTTGTATGAGTGGTGGGATTTTCGCGATAGCGACTGAGTTGGCGGTTCTTTCGGCCGGCCGCCTTCCGGAGTGGACCGAGAAACTACAGGCGGACATATTGACGTCGATTCCGTCGGGCAGTGATGGCCTGGCGTTGCAATCGCGAGTAGCTACCCACCTTGCATGCGATCTCCGCCAGAACCCAGCGGGCCGAACGGCGCGCTATAGGATCACGACTCTCGACCTTGCCGCGACTGCCTACGGGGTCACTATCGACGGTCAAGTCTGCACGTACAATGCTTCCGCCAGCGGCGCGGCGTCGCTGGCGGATGTGCTCGACGGGGTCGCCGCTGCGATCGTGGCGTCGTCGGCGCTGGTGAGTGTGACGACTGACGAAGCGGCGGGCGAGGTGGTCTTCAGAAGCGATTCGGCGGCGGGCATGACGGTGAGTTCATTCTCAGCGTCGTCGGGGTCGGCTGTGATGGAGCTCGAAGCGGAACCGGCATCAGCGGACTTCGAGATCTGGTGTCAGATGGTAGGCCTCTCGGGCTGGCGGCGGCATTCCGTCGAATCAGTGGGCTCAAGGGGCTTCTACAGGCTTTTAGCGACGCCTGGCCTGTCTCGGGTCGCGCTGCGCGCGCTGAACCTCGCGGGGCATCCCGGAGACAGTTCGAACCTCAGCCTTGTCGCCTACAGATCTGCGATCGGGCCTGCTAGAACAGAACCTTCCACCTAGGACGAACGACCATGCCGACCCCGATGAAGAAAGGCGTCCCGAAGACACTCAGCCTAACGGCGACGGGGCAGATCTTGACAGGCGTTGAGGGTGCGACGAGGCTTCTTCTCACGTCTGTTGAGTCGACGGGGACGAAAGAGTTCTTCGTCGAATACGGCGCGACGGTCGACGGCGGCTCGGTGCCTGCTCATGCCGTGGCGTTCTTGGTATCGGCGCTGCCTCTCGAGCTCGTTAGCGCGCATATGGGGCGGGTTGCGCTGTATGGCGACACGTTCGATATGGTGGTCGTGCTAGGCTAGCCGGTAGACCGGGTGTAGGCTGCGTGTTAGCCTCCGGATAGGGGGCGCTATGTCGTTTGATCTGGTTCGGAAAGGCGCGATCAAGGCGGCGACACTGACGACCGTTGCTCAGATCTTGCGCATCGGAAAGGCGCGGGCTGCCGCTGGAAAGTGGCTGATCATTAGCTGGGTCGACAAAGACGCGGCGAACATTGTGAAGGTTGAGTTCGGCGCGACTGAAGGCGCGCTCGGCGCAAATGCGAAGTCGGTGCATCCGACGACCGGATCGGCATGGGTGTACATCGAGGGTCAAGTCGACATCGGTGTCGCGGGTGTTGCGGGCTTCGACGTCACTCTCGAAGTCATCTAATGCGCCGCTCGCCCTACCCTCCCCCCTTCGACACCCTGCCGCCGGACCTCGCGCTAGAGGCGATGGGCATGAGCGGCGG